TACGGTTATACGTGACCAAAAGCAGCAAAAACCAGACTTTTAAACTGACACCTACCCGGGAAATATCGAAAGATAAGAAAGATTATCTCTTTAAACTCCCGAATTTGACCGCTCAGACCTCCCAGGCTGCGGATATTGTTGAGGTATTAGGCCATCCATTCCTGGATCTCATGAAAAAGGTCAATCCACTACTCAACACTGCGGATCTTATGATGATAACAGAGACGTATATGGGGTTGACCGGCAATTGTTATTGGTTAAAACGTTATAGTCGGCTGGGGATACCTTATCAGCTCTGGGTTTTGATGAGCCAGAAAGTACAGCCGGCGCTGGGAAAAACCTTAGATGATTATGTTACTGGATATCTCTATCACCAAGGAATGATACCGGCGCCTTTTGACGTAACGGAAATAGTTCATCATAAATATCCGAATCCGGAGTCAATGGTCCTTGGAAAAAGCCCGATCGAGTGTTTATCGGATCCTGTCAAGATCAATGAGGAGATTTACGTTTACGAGCGAGCGAATTTTCAAAATATGGCCAGACCGGATGGAATTCTTTCAACAGAGGCAGATACCCCGCTGACAGATACACAATTTAAGCGGATAAAAAAGGAATGGAAGAAAACCTATGGGGGAGCTGCCAGAGCCGGGGAGATTGCGGTATTGGAGGGGGGGCTGAAATATCAACAGATCCAGATGACTCCCAGGGAATTGAACCACCTGGCAGGCCGCAAAATGACCAGGGAGGAAATAGCTGCGGGCTATGGGATCCCGATGGCCCTACTTTCACCGGATAAAGTCAATTTGGCCAATGCCAGGGTGGCTTATTCTCAGTATATGCGAGACTCGATCGATCCAAAATGCCGGCTTTTAGAACAGAAAATCAACGAGCAGTTGATCCCCGATTATAAAGACCCGAGATTATTTTGTGCATTTGATCCATGTATCCCGGAAGATAAAGAGTTTGCACTCAAGGAAATGGATATGCATTTGAAACATGGATATACGATAATAAATGAGTTGCGGATAAGAGACGGCCTGGAACCGCATAAAAACTGGGGGGATAGGCCGATTATGCCACAGAACATGATTGAATTTACCGGTATGCCGGTACTGGCCGGGCAGCCACCGCCCAAACCGAAGGAAAAAACCGGTGAAAATGATGAAGAAATGGCTGAAAGGATAGCCCAAGAGGTATATAAAAGACTGACAAATGGATAATTTAACTTCCTTAGAAGGCCTGAGAGCCAGGAAAATTGCAAGAATGGTGCAGGAAAACCTTGCAAAGCGCTATTTGGAGGAGTTTTTGATCCAAAAAGTGACCATTTTCCTTGCCTGCCGGCTAAAAGGGGGAGGGTTTGGGCCTGCTTATCCGGCCGAACAGGACGCTTTCCTGGCTATGACACAGGAATTTATCCCCAAATATGAGCGATTCATTAAGAAATTTTTAGGTTCATTGGTCAAAGAAACGGTTGAGAATATCAAAAAACCTAAAAAAAGCATGAAAAGACACAGAACATTATGGATCGCTCTAAAAGATTTTGACGTAGATAAATGGCTATTTGATATCAACACAGCCCGGACTACATTGGACGCCAAGAATCCATATTACTTGACTCCGGCCGCAGCCAAGGCCGGCCAGGCCGGGATAGATAGCACCGGGTTTGGTATGTATTTTAATGTGGCAGATCCCCGGGCTCTAAAATATATGGCCACGCATTCTAAAAATTCAGCCTGGAAAATAACCGAGACATTACACCTTGAGCTCAGGGCGGAGCTGGCAGCCGGCATGGCATTTGGGATGAGTATCCCGGAATTGACAGACCGGATAGAGCGATTTTGGGATGAAATTTCCGCAGCTCGGGCGGAATTGATTGCCCGGACAGAGGTCCTTAAAGCCAGCAATTTCGGATTCTGGCAGGGGATGGTCCAGAGTGGAGTTGTGGAGGGCAAACAATGGCTGGCCACCGCAGACCGGCAAACCTGCCCACATTGTGCCTATATGGACGGGCGGACCATGCCGCTGGATAAGCCATTTTTCAAACTCGGGGACACTTTGACCCCTCCCATGATTGATCCGGAGTGGGGAAACTGGGTTGACGCAGACGGCAATATGGTAGATTCCATAGGGGAGGCAGCCCAGGCCCCGGAAATGAAATTTGACTATGAAGAAGTCACGCACCCCCCGTTGCATCCAGATTGCAGATGCACTCTTTTGGCCATTTTAAAGGAATCCTCAACACACTGGGCACCGCAGCGAACACTGGCTGCAGCGAAATCCTGGGCAAAAGCCCATCTGGCTACTAAATTAGCCGGCCTTGAGAGAGTTAATATTGAGTGGCTTAATTCTGTGATGAAAACTGTATATACCTATGAGCAGCGGACCGGAAAAGGGCTGCCAATAGACCATATACTATTTGGAGATGTTACGGGAAATGCTTATGCCCAATATAACAAGACTACAAGAGTAATTCATTTTAAAAAACGTTATAAAGATATGGCCGCCAGAATGCAATTAGATAATGAAATTTGGGCAAAAAGATTTGGAGGAAATGTACCGTTTCATTCAACCAGTACCGTAGAAGGCACGATTTGGCATGAAATTGGCCATGCCCTTGATCATGCAGCTAATTATAAATATGCCGACGCCTTGACTGGATTGCCAATGGATGAAAAAATGAAACTTTTGAAGGTATCCGGATATGCAGGGAGTGATTTTTCAGTAACAAAAGTGGGGCCAGTAAAGAAAGAAACCTGGGCGGAGATATTGGCTGCCTATGCAGAAAACAGTGATCGAGTCAAATTTATACCTGATAAGGTGAAATTACTATGCCAGGAAGCACTGGGAGGGATACACTGATGCAATTCCCGGTTCCTATTTGTGTAAATTGTACGCATTTTAAACATAAACCATGGAACTGTCCCGGATTTAAAGGGGCAATTCCTTTAGAGATCTTGACCGGACAGAATGACCACTCAAAACCTCTGGCCGAACAAGACAACAATATAGTTTTTAATCCAAGGAATTAGGAGAGTAAAATGGATCTATTAATCACTCAAAGGCTAAAAATAAACCAGGTGCAGGTTCCCTATCAGGCCATTTTGGAACAAGCGGCCGAGGATCTGCTAAAAAGTCCAAGTAATAATTTCCGCAGCGAGGATGATATTGAATTTATCCGGAAATTCTATGTCATGCCTGATGTTAAAGTGGCAGGGCTGCCAGAGGGCCAGATCCGGCACCTTATCACCACAGGGGATCTGGACAGGGATCATGAAATCCTGGTACCAAAAGGGATGGTATCTAAATACTTTAAACAAAATCGGATGGTATTGTGGAGCCATAACTATATGGATCCTGACAATATAATGGGGAAAAATGTTTCTCTGACCATGACACCTCTGCCGGCCTGGGAAGCAATAACAGAATTCACATTGGATGAGGAAAAAGCTGCCAAAGTTTACCGGTTATACAAAGGCGGGTTTTTAAAATGCTGGTCAGTGGGATTTATCCCGATAAAAGGACACCGGCCTAAGCCTGAGGACGGTGGCCCGGATGCTGAAGATAATACCTGGAAACTGCCAGAGGGCGTGATCAGGTTTGTTCATGATAAGTGGGAACTCCTGGAGTATAGCGCTGTGTGTGTGCCATCAAATCCAAATGCCAGGACACAGGAAATAGCCAAACAATATGACCTGGATAATACCCTGCTGAAAGAGCTTAATTTTTCAATTGAAGAAAGCCAAAATAAATTAAAGATCCCGGACGGAAAAACTATCCTGGATCTGGGATCAATCAAAAAGGAGGTTGATAACGATAATGGGGAGCCGGAAGAAAAAGACAAAAAAACAGAGAAGAAAGAGAAAGGCCCAGAAGGAAAAGAGGAAGGATCTGGAGAAATCAGCCCTGGCGAGGAATTCATATTATGGGCAGACTACCTCTGCGAAGACGGATTGACAAAAGGATGCCTAATCTGCGAATCAATGCCGGATGATTTAAAGCAGATTATTGAGACAGACGAAATCCAAACACCCGATGAAATCAAGGAAATTGCCCAGTGGCTATGCGATCGATCCTATGATGACGCTGAAGAAATTGACGATGAAATAGTCACAAAACCTCTGCCAAATACCCATGCCTGCAGGGTCAAGGATCCCAAGCTTTTTGAAAAAGGATCTATCCGGACGATGAAAAAAGAATCCGACGGCAAGCCTTATAGCATACTCATTGGCCGGCTGAAAGGAAAAAAGAAAACCACGACTCAGGGCTATAGATATCCTAAAGAACACTGGACCGCAGCAGCAGCCAGGGCCCATTGCAAAAGCCATGACGGGATCCGGTTTGAAGCTGCCAAAGAAGTTGATGATCTGGTTATCACCCGGGAATTGTTTGAAGATATGGCCCAAAATATTGAGGATATGAGGGACAGTTTAAAATCTGGCCGGACGTTGAGCGCTAAGACAATCGCCAATATCAATGATTGTAT